GGGGTCTCATCTAAAACTAACTCGTTGCCTTCGCAAAGGCTCCAGTCGTTATCCCAGTCATCGCTGTAGCGAATCATGCGGTGGCCGTCGAACACATCTGTGAACGCGCCACTATCGCTGACGTTGCCCAGGAACAGGAAACCCAGGTAGGCTTCGATGCACTTCGCATATGGGGAGGTAGAGCTGGCTATGTCCGAGCTGTTCCCGGTGCCTGTGTACTTCCGGGGTAGGTCCTCGCCTTCATTGGTAAAGACCAAGGTATCGTCAATGATGGTGGCCTGGGGACGAGTAGTCGCAGCGACTCCAGTAAGAGCACTGCCGGTAATGGTGTCCCACGCCACCGTACCCGTGTTAAGAACATGCAGGGCTGTAGGCGTCATACGAACCAGCAGATTGGTCCCGCTGGCTTTCTGATAGCTGAACAGGCCGAGGATCGGTGTGGTCGCGCTTGCCGAGGAGATCGAAAGGTACTTCGTCAGTCCGCCACGACCTAGAACTTGGCCGTGCTCAAACTTCACGTTCCGCAAATCCGGCGTCATCACCGGGTCGCGGCCGGGCGCGGCTTCGTCGTTGAGGCCCTTGAAGCCCTGAATCCAAACTGTCTGTGCGTTACGCACTTAGATATTCCCTAGGTTGGTGGAGCGGACCCGCATTTCGACAATCTTGGTCACGTCCCGGGAGGTGGTGGTGCCACGGCCAATGAAGGTAATGGTGTAGTCCTTACCGCTGGTGCCGGCCTGGAGAACCGCGCGAGCACTCATGCCGCTCTGGCTCTCAGTTCCCACTACGGTCGAGCTGGAATCCGTGCCGGCTTCGTCTACCGCAGTAACGTCGCTGGAGCTGCTGACACTGGTATCGTCCGGTAGGTCATCGGTGAAGTCCATCGAGTAGAGGATTTCGTCGTTTGGGGCTTTGTAAATAACGTCATGTGCCATTAGAGCCAGACCTGCCTATCTATGGCGATTCTGCGCCGACGCGCATACGGGCCAGTCATGGGGACCAGCGACACGCGATCCGTGCGCTCCCGCTCTAGCGAGTGCCGGTGGATTTTTTGAATCTCTTGGGCGAACAACGCACGCCAGCGGTCGGCCTCTGGGTTGTTCTTCTCGTACTGCTCACAGCCCCACACGAGAGCCCCGTAGATCAGGGCCTCGGGGAATCTGCTGGTCAGCTCGTCGCTCAAGATGTTCGTGGTGGGATTGCTCGTCCAGTTCCAGTGCCAGAGCTTCATATTGTAGACTGCATCCGGCGTGGGGTAGAGGTACAGCGTGGAGTTATCCAGCACGGCGAGCAACGGCATTTGCTCTTCATCCGTGGGGAATGACAGCGCTGCTTCTTCCTGCGTCACGGTTCCGACTTCGAGCTCAGTCCAAAGAGTATCCGTGCTCTCTTTCACATGGACGGCTCGCAAATCTTTGAAGTTGGCCTCGTTGATCGCAGCGGCAGAACCAATGATGTAGCTCGCAGTGCTCGCCACTGTATCGAACGTGGTTGTGTCCCGCATCCAGTAAAAGTTACTGTGCTTCTCTATGTCGCGCCGTGCGCCTTCGAGCCCGTGGACCAGCATGGCCGTAGGCCAACCGATCCGACCGAAGTGCTCACGCACTACGTCTTTCACTTCACCATAGGTCATTAGGGGGGTTCCTTAGTTTGAGTGGAGGGAGATGAGCTGACGCATCAGCTCTACCATCGCAGCGCTGTTGGCTGTCTGGGCTTCCATGAAAGTTTGAATCTTCCATAGAAACCACACGGCTACGCCGACCGGAAAACCAACGGCCTTGAAGAAGACTATGAACTTCTCAATGTCCATCTGCTTAGCGGACATACTCGTACGTGAGGAAGCCACTGACGGCTGCGGCTGTACCAGTTGTGAACTCAAGGGCATCGCCAGCGATGGTCTCGAAGGCATAGTTGTTATGGTCGCCAGAGAAGGCATAGACCGCAGGGGCTGTCGCGTTACCCACGAGGGTCATGCGGACTGTATTGGCGGTCTTGTCCTGGAGGGTGCTCTTAACAGTAACAGCAGCGCCACCCACGCTGAGGCAGAGACCGATAACTCGAATCTTGTAGCCAGCAACGGCGGCAATCAGGTCAGCTGTCGTGCCTCCTGCTTGGTCTACGCTTACGGAAGTAATCATTAGGATTCCTTTTTCGTCCGGTAGAGGACGTTTAGTTTTTGTGTGGTATGGGAGAGCAGGATGGCGTGAAGCCGATGCCGGCCACCCGTAACGATGCCATCAGTTATGCTGATAGGATCGCCCTCGGGTCGGTACTCCCACTCGCCTGAGCGCATAGCCTCTGAGTAGCGTAGAATCTTCTCTAGCTTTGTCGGGTAGAAGTCCCGGCCGTTGCCGTACTTGGCCCAGGTCTGGGCTATCCAGCGCATGGCCAGCGTCGGGCTTACGTTCTCGGCTACCCGCACTTCATCGTAGTTAACCGGAGGGCCGGGGAGTCGTATCCTCCCCGGCGTTACTCCAAGATGCTCACGTAGCAAACCGGCTATGTCGAGCTCAGCCATAGGTTAAGCTACGACTGGAGCAATGACCGAACTCGGGACGCTATAGATAACGCTGACGCGAGTGCGGCCGGCAGTAAGAACACTGGTCGCAACGTCCGTAACGATGGCCGTTAGGGCCTGCGCAGTTGCGCTGTAGAGAAAGCCGTTCGTCGCGCCAAGCTGTGAGTTGCCAGCGCCGGCGTCGATCTCAGGGACCGAAGCACCACCGTTGGAACCGCCTGGGAACTCGAAGTTCATCGACTTGCTGACACCAGGAACTGACTTCAGATCGACAGCGGTGAAAAAGCAATCGTCATCCACTAGACCAACTTTGAGGGTCGCGCTGGTTTCACTGGTCCAGAGCACAGGATTCGTGACCATAATGTTCCAGATCGTGGCGCCGGCCGGGATGGTAAAGGTCGCCGTGTGGGTCTTGGTCCCGTTGATGGAAGCCTGCACGAAAGCGGCTTCTTGCACACTCATTACGCCAAGCGCACCAGTAATCGTGGGGGCGGTAATCACCGGGGTGGCAATCGTCGGGGTCGTAATCGTCGGGCTGGTCATGGCAATCGTCGCGCCCGAAGAGAGCGTTACGGTCGAACCACTTGCAGCGACAAGGCTATCACCAGAGGCCAGGGTTATGGTCCCGGCTTGGTTAGCCTTTTTGCGTCGGTATTTATTTCCAGAAACAATCATTTGGATTCCTTTTGCGCGTTACGAATCTGCGCTTTAAGCTAAAGAGGGCAGAGCAGTTTCCCACCCTGCCCTCATTCAGGTTTAGTTGTTACTGTTGATTACGCAGCCACCGTTTGGCTGACTGTCGCAGTCCAGACGTTGGTCTGTCGGCCATCCGTTTCGCCGTCAACACGGGCGATAACAAACGGGATGATCGCGCCACCGGCAGTACCGGCCGCCGTGGTCAACTCGACCACCAAGAACTCACCGCCCGCAACCGGGATCGGGAAGAGTCCAGGGTAAGCCAGAATAACGTCGCCGGCATCCAGGTCCGTCGAGAGCGCAATCGCGGTCTGCGCTTCCTTCACACCGTCGCCACTCTTGAGAGCAGCAGTCGCCGCCGAGCTCAGGGTCACGCTGGCGAGGTTGGTGACCGTGCCACCAAGAGTCGCCTTCTTACCGATCGTCAACACTGGATCAACGGTATGCGCCGTAAAATCCTCAGTGACGTGAGCGCCAAACTGAAGCACCGAAATGTTCATGGGGATGAGCCATTCCGATAACTCCGCTGCGGTTTCCACTTCCGACGTTGTAATCTGGCCGTCGTCTTGGGGAACTAAAACCATTAGAGGTTCAGTATAAGCCATTGTCTTATGTATCCTTTCTTAGACCGTGGGTACGAGAACAATGCGCTCTTCGCCGTCCGTGGAATAATCCCACACACGCTCAAAGCCCATCAGTCCATACCAGGCCACGCCTTTCGAGCGCCCGTAATCCTCAGGGATTTTGGCGCGGATTTCTTCTTGCACTGCAACTGCTTCGATCACTGGGTCGGCTCCAAAGAACACCGCATTACCCGTGGTCGCATGGGCCGTAAGAACCGAACGGTTGTTGGTTTCGATGAAACGGCAACCATAGATTCTGCCCACTTCGCCGGTCAACAAACGTGACGGGTCGGCGTACTTCATCACTTCCTCGAAATCCGCATCGTCCTTCAGGCCGCGCAAAGCGTTGACCGAAGCGATACAGATGTAGTTCTCACCGTCATACGGAGGAACGGGGTTGGCACTGTTGGCACCAAACAAACCGTTCTTCATGGCGTCCACAACTTCTTTCACATGAAAGAGGTTAAGGCCGCTGGTGGCGGAAGCCGGGCTGCCATTCACCGCCCAAGTGCCAGCGCTCGCGCTGGTGGGGCTATAGCTAACGTCCGTGGTTTTGAAAACCGAGGCTACGGCTGCATCAAGCACTTTCGCTTGATCGTCGCGCAGCGCCTTCGTGAAGATGTTCTCCACGTCGAACTCTGCGAGATCATCCAGCTTACCCGTGTAAGGGATGCTGTTGCCGTACTCTTCCATGACCAGCTGACCACGACGAATCAAGATGTTGCTCTCAGGGATGCGCGAGGCTTCCGAGATCGTTCCACCTTGAGTCTGGATGTTCGAGACTTTGTTGAAGTCTACGGTGTCGCCTTTGCCTTTACCGATGGCTTTTTCCATCCGGGTAAACTGGCGAAACTTGAACATCTGTTGGGTCGCATGGCGCATGGTCTTGCTGAGCTTCGGGTTGGCTAAATAGCCGCCCGTCGCATTCACTGACCAAACTTGTCCTGCCATTTTCTTATCTCCTAGGTTGGGTTAGCTTCCCGGACCTAGAGCCGTTTGCTTGCTTGGATCGCTGCGCGTTCTTTAATCCACTCGCTGAGTTCGTCTTCCTGGCTGGCAGGAGCGGCGGGAGCAGCAGGAGCTGCGGATTGTCCAGAAGCGGGGCTTTCGACGTAAGTGTTGGGGTCTAGGGATTGGGAAGCGGGTTGCTGATTACTTCCCGCGATACTCGCCAGGTACTTGCGTACTTCGGGAGCAGCGCGTTTGAGCCGTTCAGCGGGGGAGAGATTCGTGGGTTGCTTGCGAACGTAGAGTCCGACCAAATCCTCGTGCTTCACCAAGTCTGGATTGTCCATTTGAAAACGGTCAATCGCGCGGGCTGCATGGAGCTCGCCTTGGACTTCCCTCATGGTCTCCCGGCGCACCATCTCTGCGTGCTCGCGGAGAACGTCTGAAGGTCTGGTGAGTAGCCGGCTGGCCAGCTCTGTCTCACGCTTGTCAGCCTGTTGCTGACTGGGATACATGTCCGTGAAGCTACGATTATCTGCTGGTGCTGCTTGTTGCTGCATCTGCGTCATCTGGTCGAGCTTCGACTCTAGGTCTGCTAAGCGCTGCGTTTGGGAGTAGGTGAGTTTTTCCAACTCAACATACGCCCGGTCTCTGTCCTCTGGAGTCTTAAACTTCTCGATCGAAGTACCCGACCCTGACTCTGGGGTTGCCGGGGTTTCTGCATTCGGCTCTATCATCGGTGCCTCCTGGGTTGCTCCAACCGCACCTGGCTGGAACCCGTTTGTTATTTACTCTGGGTTGCCCGCTCTGCGCGGACCCGAGCATGTGGGAACTAAAGTTGGGACAGTCGTTCGCCGGCTTCTAGCCCGGCTGTGACTGCTTGGGTGAGCTCCTTACGGATGGAGCGAAGGGCTGAGAGTTTGGCTCTCAGGTCGAGCAGCACGCTGAGGTCTGGGGTTGCAGTGTCTAGCGACACCAGAAGCTGCTCTATCTTTTGGTCCAAAACTGGACCAAGGGTTTTGAGAAGGGTCGCAGAGCCAACGCCCCGCGTGGATTCATCATTGAGGATGCCCAGAGTTTCTGGGCTAATCGGCTTTTTAGTTGCCATTCGTTATCGAGATCGAACCGTCCGGGCTCATGGTGATCGTGGCGTTGTCTTTGCCGGATCGGCACAAGCGGAGTGTGCTCTGGCCGTAGCCGCCGCCAGGAGACATAAGACTGCCAACGCCACCACGAATATCGGCCGAAGCACAGATAGAAGCCTCGTCTTTAGCCAGCTCATGGAGGAGCTCAGGAGATAGAGTGACACAACCACCAAGTCCAAGAAGAGCGACAAGGGATAGAACCACCACAAGTCCATGTTTACTTCTCATTTTTGGCTTCTAAGATTCTGGTCGGAAGGCAAGCAGCAAAAACACCTTCGTCAAACTTGGGGTCGAGCATCTGTTTCATCGTCACCATCTGACCGACTTCCACACAGGCTTCCATGCTCGTGTGGTAGGACTTCTCTATCCTCACTTCGCCGTCATACAGGAAGATCAGCAGCAGGAGTATCTTTATCATTTTTAGCTTGAGCCTTTTCTATTTCTGAGGGGTGGATTTTCTTCGCGTGCGCCAGCATGATTTCAGCGGCCCAGGGTTCCAGGGCTACGCTGACAGTCATGTTGTACTTACAAAAGTTACAGTCGAATCTGGAATGCAGCTGAGAGGAAGGAGTCATTTGGTTTTGCGCTTCTTTCTCTTACGTAGCTCAGCGGTCTTAGCGTCATCGCGCCATACCCGGACTTTGATGTAGCCGTCGCGCGGGGTGAACTCTTCAAGATGGACCAGAGAGCAATCGCAGCAAACAGTATAGGTAATGCTGCGGCCGTCTTTGCGAATGTTATAGCGGTGGATTTCGCCGTCACTGACTTGGACTGGTTTACCGAAGGACGCCTTTGGCAGCTTGACTGCCATTGTTACTTCGCGTGAGATTCTTTGCTGGCGACCGGCTTCACGAAGCTCTCTTCAGAGCTGGGGCTGCCAGTACCATGGAGCTGCTTGCCAACCGACCACGAACTGCCAACGCTCGCGCGTTCACTCTTGGTCTGCTCATGGAAATCGCGCTCATTAACTTTCGGCATATCGACCTTGGAGTAGCCAGAAGCGAGTTCGCCTTTGGCCTTGGGGGCGATCTTCACCTTGGTTTCGTGGCGCTCAGGGAGCTCTGCGTTGCGGTCGTACCACTCAGCGCGGTCCTTTTGGTTCTTGGTCATTTCGTGCATTTGGCTGCTCTCCTACCTAGTTCTAGTGTATCAAACACTGTTTCTTTGTCAACTCTATTGTGGGGGTTGTTGGGCGCCTTGGCCCACTTGCTGCATCATGGCGTCAAGTAGCTGATTTCCTTGGTTACTTAGGGGGTTAGCCATTGGGTTATTCGGGGCTCCACCCATCTCCGCGCCCTGTTGGCCCGCGACTGCCTGCGCCGGGGTGGGCGTTCCTGGGGGTGGGAAGCCTACGCCGCCTTGCTGCCCCTGTGGGCCCATGACCTGGACCGGGGGTGCCGGCTGTAGGAGCGCCCGTTGCGGGTTCCAGCCCAAGCCCATGACGATTTCTTCCAGCACATAGTCCACGTTGAGCCGTTCGAGTATTCCTGGGACGTGGCCTGCGATCTGGAGGAACGTGCCGACCTTCTCCAGGCTCTGCTGCTTGTCGATCATCACGGAGATTCCACGGGCCCGGAAGTTAAAGCTACCGTCGCCGGCCATCAGCATGTACCGTTCGGCCGGGCTCATGTCCCGCAGCATCATCGCTGCCTGGGGGAAGTTCTCCACGAGGCGTGGCATCGTGTAGTCTGTGTGGAACTGGTAGATGGTCTTGGCCATCAGGTCGAGCGTCGGTTCGATAACCGTTTCCTCAACCGTGCGGGCTGCGTCATCGAGTCCTTCCAGGGCCTGCGTGGTCTTGGTCGAGACTTCCGTCGCCGTCTTGGCGCCACTGCCGGAGCCACCGCTCACGAACTCCGTGATCTGAGTGCCCTTCTGGAACACTTGGTCGAAGTAGCCGAGAGCCGAGATAGCCTCTTGGGGCAGTTTGCCCACGTCCACGGCCTTAATCATCGGCTGGTTGTTCATGGCCTTCTGGCCATTCTTGCGATAGACCTTGCCAGGGTAGATGCCGTCCGCAGCCTCGCTCTGGCTGTAGATTTGGTCCATGTCGATCTCGTAGGCTTTGATCGCGTCGAACATGGCGCCATCGGCTATCAGGTTCGAGAGCTCGGTAATCATGCAGGCCACGCCGGCCACATCCTCGACTATGCCCCGGTTGTAGGTGCTGAAGGGAACCACGTAAGGTGTGCCCATGACGTACGGATGAGCACCATGGTAGAACGGGATCGTGCGGGGTTTGCGAAGGACAACGCTGGCACTCTTGTCGCCAGCTACGGTAAACGTGGCGTCCCGCATCAGGACCTTGCCATCCTCGTCAAATATGTCTCCCCAATAATGGTAGAGCTTCACGGACTTCAGGAACCCAGTCTTAGAGCTCGCCATCTCGCCCTTGCGGTCGGCTTCCTCGGCGGTCTCTTGGCTCATTCCGCTGACCAACGGGACCAGCTCATCGACGGCCGCTTTCTCATAGATGCCCTGTTTGGCCAGCTCTTGCAGGTCGGCCAATAGAGCTTCGGTTTCCTCGATAACGTATTTTCCGTTGCTTCCCGGGACTACCCAGAACTTGAATGGATCGACACTCTTGAGGCCCATCTTGCCCACGAGCTTCTTGCCTCGCTTGGGCTTCATTACGTTCTTCTTCTCGTAGCCAGTGACTAGGCCATAGCTTTCCTTGGCGACCTTCTCCTCACTGGCCTCGAGGCTGAGATCGTCCACCCAGCAATACTCCCACCAGACCTTCATTATGATCGTGCTGGTAATCAGCCCGACCTTGAGTCCATTAGTAAACGTGGTGATGAACTTCGAGCGATCGAGCCAGTAGTCGAGCAGAGAGCGCGTAAACAGCCCTTGCTGGTAGCCCACTTTGCTCTCGCTCTCTACCCCGAAGAAGTTCCGGTTGCGCACGAGGGCCCGGCGAAAGGTCGCTGCCGCGCGATCCACGGCCTGGCGGACCAGGCTGATGTTTACTTTGGATTGCCAGTCAGCTTTGGCCGACCAGTCGTAGTTGCCGTTATAGAGCTCCCAGGCTTGGCGCCAGACGTTCTCTCTCGGTCTGCGCTGCTCATCAGCTTTGGTGAAAGCATGGTTGAAAAAAGCCTTGATGTTCTCGTCACTGGGGTGGCTGTTCGGGACTTCCTTGGTGGCGCCTTCGTCTACCTCGCTCGGGGCGAGCTGATCGTTGTATTGAGTTGCCATTAAGCTGCGTTCCTTTTTAGCGCTGCGCCACGGTTAAACCCGTAGCCTGGCTGTTTGATCGGTGGGGCTGGAGCATCACTGAGATTGAGCTCGAATACTTTGGTGCAGATGTACTGGAGGGCGTCGTGCGGATGTGAGTAGGCGTTCTTCTCAGGCACCTCGCGCAGCGTGCCATCGCGCCTCTTGGCGAAATGGTAGCCCCCATCAAAACCGTTGATGATGGTCTTGCAGTTGGGCGAGACACTGAAGGCGGGCAGCCCGCGCACGTTCCGCTGGAGAAACTTCACGACTGCGTTCCGTCGCGCGATCGGGTTCTGGATACCGGGGACTGGCTTGAGGAACCACGGCGACCCGGACATGATCGACATACACGAGCGCTCATCCGTTTGGCTGCGCATGAACCCGGCAGGGTCGATCACCTCGAAGAACTTCTTAGCGCCGGGGAACCACTCCTTGGACTTAACGGTTACCTGGTCCAGGAATCTTTCCAAACCCATCTCTTCCTCACAGAGCTCGTGAAGAATGTGGAGCTTCATGTCCGGCATCAGTTGAGCGAATACACAGGCCGGCGTTAGCCCGAAGTCCCATCCACGAATGACCGGGAGGTGAGGGGCGAACTTGAGGAAATCTGTGGCGACGTGGAAGGTTCTATTCCAGTCGTCACTGTAGACTGGCCGCCCCTCAAAAGACCGCCATACGAGGTGGAACTCCCGTAGGTACTTGTCGTGGGGGATACCTTGTGCAGCTTCACGCTGGTATTCGTCCGTGCGCTTGATCGGATCGGCAAAACAGTGAAGGCGTAGGACTCGATACCCGTTCTGAGGGTTGCTCCAGGCTTTGAGCCCTTCGCAGAGTTCTGTGATTTCGGCATATTGAGGAAGCTCTTCGGGGATTTCGGTAACATTGGCCATTTAGAGTAAGGTGTCCCTGTAGGTTAGTGGAGCTGGTACACCCACCAGCTACATGCTTTGGTCAAAGGCAAGCTGGTAGAAGCACTCGGCGCCCGGGGTCGAGACAATAGTTAAGCGGCCACCACCCGTGATACAAGGCTTGGCTGCGGCCAGGCTCTCCATGGGGCGTTCCCAGAAAGCGAACTCATCGAACATCAAGGCTGTCGCGGTGTACTGGCGTAGCTGGTTCTCTCCCTCAGGTATGCCCATGATGTAGGAGTCCAAACCGGGGAACTCTAGCAAACACTGTTTCCGTTTGACCTTCGGCTTGAGCATCACGCTGTCGGGGATGTGGTTGAAGATGAAGCTGCACTGGTCGATCAAAGCAGCGCTCTTGCGCTCGCTCTCAGAGACTAGAAAGGCTGCCACGCCTGGGTGCCACATGGCCAGCCAGAGGTGCAGATAAACCATGGTCCAGGTAATCATCATGCGCCGGGACTTAGGTATCAGGAGGAGCTTGTTCGCTTCCCACTCACGGATGATGTGCTCGAGCCAAGGATTGGCCGGGAACCGTTTGATCGGCTGGTCCATGTCCACCTGATCCAGGGTCCAGATCACGCCGTCCTGGATCATGCTCCAGGGATCGCTGTGCCAGCGCTGCATATTCGGGCCAACGGTCTTGCTGAGCTCTTCCTCAGACTTAGGCGAGGGCCCCGGTGTCAAGCCTCTCATGCGCTCCTGCTCGGCACGCATCTCGGCCGGCGTAAGCGGCATGGCGCTAATGACGGAGGGTTGGGTTTTGGGTAAGGCGAATGCCATTAGGCGTCGGAAGAAACTGGGCAACTGGAAGCGCTGGCTCCGCTATCACCTGGGGTCAATCGTTCGTCCCCAGTTGCCTTACTCGGTTCGTCAATGATCGTTATTTCATCGACTGGTATATCTATAATATCTTCGGGGTTTGGCTTCTTGTATGGTCCACGCTTGTTCAGCTCACGGATGATGGCTTCGGCGTCGGCTATTACGCTGATGCTCTTCTCCACCTCAACGATGCCATTCAAGCCGAGGAGCTTCACGGCTGCGTTGTACTGGACCTGCTCTTGCCGGCCGTTGGTCATCAGCCAGACTAGGCGTTCGACCGCCTGCGGTGTTACCTCGTTGATTCGCTTGAGACTGTACTCAGCGGGGGTCTGTCCTTTAGCCAGCTGGATTGCGGGGAGCGTCTTAGGAGCATCGGGTAGATCGCTCGCCGGCACCGCAGGGATTTTAGTGCCCTTTGCAGCCCGGTTCGCCGCACGGAACTTTTCATCATTTCTCCTGAGCAACAGCTGGGCGTTGAGCTCTTTCTTAAAGGCGGTGGTCTGGGTGATGGCTAGGTACTCGGCCTCGTCCATCGAGAGCTTGGTCTGAATCTCGCCTTGGGGGAGCTTGTTGTCCACCAGCTCCTTCATCACCTCGGCGGCCCGAGGGCCACCCAGCTTCTGGATCGTAAACGGTGAGAGGTAGAACTTGCGAGGTTTTAGTGCGAAGGACATGCGGGGTCGAACGGGGCGTCGAGCAATCCAGAAGCCGGGGAGCGAGAGAGGTTTCCTACTACTTCTATTATAGCCACTAGAACACTGTTGTCAAGGATAGAACTCAGGGAACCGTAAACCACCGTAAAGGGGTGGGGGTAAACGTACCTACCAGATTAACAACTCTGGGTTGTTGGATCGGCTGAAGGATAAACCCCTACAAAGCCCCGAGCTGGTGGGGCAGGCGGGAGGAGGGGGCGAGGGTCGCGTGGATTATGTGGATTCTTGGGGCGTCCTGCGGTGCCCCAAACCCATCGGCAATAGGAAATATTGGCAAGCCCTCTTATATTTAAGAGGGTCTGCCGATTGACCGTTTCCAAACGGCGGTCAAGAATATATATAATATTTTCAGGTAGTTGCGTGGCTTAGATTTTGGCAACGACCCCCTCACCACCCTTTGCCAAAGCCGAGCTGACGGCTTTTGGCTAGAGCTGACATAGCCATTTCACCCAAACCCGGGGCCAGTCTGAGCTTTTGGCAAATGAGCGTAGGCCAATAAAAACAACTACTTACGAGGGTCCGGTTTTTCAAAACTTACGCGAGAAAAGGGTCTCTCCGCATGGGCCTGGCTCGCGTGCGCGCGCACACCCCCAGGGTAGGGTAGGCCCTGGGAAGGACCAGCAGGATTATCCACGCTCTACCAAGCTCTCCAACGCCACAAAACCTTCCAGACCAACGACGCCGCGAGGCCGATTGCCCATCGTCTCGGCCTGCCTCCCGGTGACACTTCGCGGCACTCCGGTCGCTCGTGCCCGTTGCCATATTACGGCATCGCCGCGCTCGCAAAAACCGTGCCGGCGCTTTTTGGCATTTTGCCACACTTGCACCCGTTTGCACACTTTTGCACACTAACGCACACGCAAACTCGGCAGGCTGTCACAACTTCGCTCCAAAAAGCTCCCGAAACTGCCAAAAAGCTCCCGCAAACGGACTGGCACCGAACCTGCTTTGTTGCCGATTGCGAACGGAATGCGGCTGCTGCTAGGAGCTGCAACAACACCGGAAAACATAGCCTAGCCGATAACCAGCCCAATGCGGGCAGAAAGCAGGGTAAGACGATGGAAAAGACACTGAACGACTTCGAGAATGCTGACGAGTATATCGCGTACTTGGAGGCAGAGAAGAGCCGCCTAACCAACCAGATCAACGCTGGCGGTTCCCTACGGCTCAAAGTCAGCGACAAAGGCGCTGTCAGCATCTACGGCCTTGGCCGATTCCCGGTCACGCTGTACAAGAGCCAGATGCTCCGGCTGATGGCCCATGCCTCCCAGATTGTCCAGTTCTGCAAGGACAACGACGAAGTGCTCAAGACCAAAGCGGCTGCCTAGTTTAGGCTCTTGCTTCTGGCCCTTAGCTAACGACTGTGGGCCAGTTTGGAGGAACTTGAGACATGAATAACCCAGGCTATGACCTGAAGCGACTAAGACCGATGCCAGCTGCCGAATACCGTGCTTTCCTCTGTGGCCTAGCACGAGAAGGCTTTAGCAAGTCAGCTGTGTTCGCCATAGCAGAGGCAAGCAAAGAGATAACCGTGGACAGTACGAGCGAGAAGCTAGTGCTAGTCCCCCAAACCTGGGTATAGGAGGAAAGCATGAGAAAGCAGAACCGTATTCGATACACGCGGCCAGGACTTGGCGAGACTATCGCCAGGTTGATTCAAGAACGCGCAATCCGGCGCCGGGAAAAGGCCTTCGAGCGTATGTGGCACAAGGCCTTCACCACCGACGAGAACAGCCTGGTTTATCTCCGGGCTTAACTTCGGCTCTTGCTCGGATAGCCTGCGGGCTATCCCCTGGAGGAACTTGAGTTATGAGCAAGGAACAGATAGCGGCAGAACTCGCTGTCCTACGGCTTGCCCTAGAGGTAGCTGAGAAGCAAGACGACGCTGAGCTGATGAGCTACATCCGTAGGATGCTCCAACGGCTCACACTAACCCGGTGTCTTACGACGCCAACGCTAGGAGGATTTAGCGCATGAGAGTCCTGGTTTGTGGGGATCGCCATTGGCAAGACAGCCAACTGCTGACGCAATGGCTCGACCAGATAGCACCCAGCTGTGTCATCGAAGGTGAAGCCAAGGGTGCAGACAGTATGGGGCGAGACTATGCCCTAAAGCTGGGTATCGCTGTAGAGCGCTATCCTGCTGACTGGAAACGCTTTGGTCTAGGCGCCGGTCCTAAGCGTAATCAGCAAATGCTGAATGAGGGAAAGCCACAGCTTGTCTTAGCATTCCACGATGACATAGCAAACAGCAAAGGCACCAAGGACATGATTAAGCGAGCACAACAGGCATCGGTAACAGTGTGGCTGATAAGCCACAAAGGAAAACAAGTCTACGTTTAGTTAGGAGGAACCCATGATTGTACTCATACTTTTGCCCTTCATCCTGAGCCTAATCTTTGGCCCGATCTCGCTGGCTGGACCACGCTATGTGCCCATGAGCCAGGAGAGAGCTGCTGAGCTTAGAGGCAAGGCGTTCTTCATGCCCAAGGACATGGCCTTCAGGAAAGCGGCGTAGGACGATGGCAGCATTGAGTAAGCTAACCAAAGCTCAAAGGGAAGCCAGGATTAAGCGCCTTGAGCTGATGTACACAAGGCTGCTGAATAGGACTTCAACGCCATTGGCTATAGCAAGAGTGGACACACACAAGTCACAGTATGGCACACACAGGTAAACGCAAGGTACTGCCCCAGCTTGCTGGTACGCTGCTGGAAACCAAAGCCTACTGTTACCAAGCCACCACGCTTAGCCAATGACACTGAAGCCTTAGGAAAGGGGAACGCATGAGTACCGACGCCGCTTTCGAGCACTTTTTGGAAGTTTGCCGCGGTTTGACAGCACCGCACCCGGTTGCACACTCGCTGTCACGGTTCGACGGGACGGAAGCTCCCAAAAGCGCCAAGAAGCGCCCGAAAGTGTGTGGCACCGCGATTGCGTTACTGCCGGTCGAACGAATGACGCTGCTGCCTGTAGCAGCACCAACGGAGGGAAGCTAGATGAGTAAGACCAACTACGACGAACTGCTGAAGAGCATTGCGCTTAGCCAGATAGCGCTGGAAGCCAGCCAGATGTTCGATGCTCTGCCGGTTAGTGAGAGGACTCGGACTCACCGCGCTGGCTGTGCTGGGCTGCCACGCTGCTATCCCAAGATGTGGATGGGCCAGGCGCACAGCAATAGCCTGATGTTTGAGTTCCGTGAAGTGCAAAGTCTGCCGACTAACAGACTGAAGCAGTGGAAGGAGTAGCTATGTTCGCAATCGTAGTACCTCACCAAGACAAGGCAGGAAGTATGTGCCTGCCTCCCACGATCCAGTGGATGGTGGTCAATGGCTGGCTAAAGATGGGCTACACCGTGACTATCAAGGGCCAAGTAGCCTTGCTCGATGGCAAGTACAGAGTGATGACTGACAGGGAGAAGCTATGAAGCGTGATAACATCTTCCGACAATGGGCTTTAGCTGCGATGGGCCAGAAGCATGGCAACCAGAAGGTCGCGCGACTCATGGCCTATGAGCCGGTCGAGCTACCCCAAGGTAGCGGTCTGACTCCTAGCTACACAGGGAAGATCATTCGACGAAAGGCAATCGCCAATGTCCTCCGGTCCTAACACAGACCGTAAAGAGCGCAAACTCTACCTGGCTCGACGTAAGCTCATCAGTTGTGGCCTTTGCCCTTACAACCGTAAGGAGAACGCAAAGCGAAAGGCCAGACCTGATAAGCACAAGGAGCACAGACGATGAAAGCTAAGAAGCCAAAGCCTAGACCCAAGACAACGCTGGTCGAGCCCAAGCTGAGCGCCAAGGCGATCGCTGCCAAAGAGACAGAGCG